TTCACGTCTTGCCATTGCATTGCCATCAGCTTTAGATTTATTTTCTTTTTTCATAATTATTTCCTATAAAAAGAGGAGGAGTCCGAAGACTCCCCCAACTTTTATGATTAGTCGATTCCGTAGAATGCACCTACTAAGGCTTCGTCTCTAAGTACTTTCGCACCATAGACATGAAGACCTCTAACAATGTCACCAAACGATGTTGGGTCTCTCAACACTTCTGTTGAAAGAATTGTGTTAGCAGTTGCAGTAGACGATATGTGACCACCTAAACATTTACCTGCAGCATTAGATGTTGCAGCAATGTTGTTAGATTTGTACATATCAAATCCACGTAATTTTCCACTTGAAACTAAACCATTTCTAATAGAACCTTGACCTGCGTTGAAGTCTACAGATAATAATTTAGAAGATGATTGACCTAGAACTTCGTAGAAGTCAGGACTTCCAACGAACCATCTACCTTCTTCAGGTACATTTTGTTCGTCTAATAGTCTTGCCATTCTAGCCATAAGGTCTAGAGGGTCAGTTTCACCAGACTGTCCTAAGTCAGCAGCACCAGAGCCGTCATAGACTCCTGCTCCTAAATCAGTTGCACTATCAGCACCTAAAACGTGATTAGGTGATGAAGCAGACAAGCCTGCAAACATAACAGCAAGAACTGCTGCATCATATGAATCTTTCAATGCATATGCAGCAGAACTAGAAGCTACTTCTTTGAAGTTGACATGTGACATATTAGTTTCAATATCATCTACGATGAATTTGAAAGCTTTAGCACTATCAACAACCAAAGTAATTTCTTGGTCTGTTAGTCTTGTTTCTGTGGTATCGCTATTTCTTGTGTAATCAGACACAGAAATAACGGGTTCTTTGATAATCTTTACTGAGTCTCCGAATGAGGATATCTCACCGGCATAGTCGGTGTTAGTAATAGCTTCAACTACCGAGGCTTTTCTAAAAAAGTTTAAAACCTTTTTAGAGTAAACCGAAGGTAAAAAGAAACTATTAGTTTGTCCTGCTACGGAGTTAGCAAAGTTAGCATCAGTATCCGTTCCGGGTTCAAAAAATTGAGCCATGATACATTCTCCTTTGTTAAGTTATAGTTTATTTTGTGATTCTGCCTTCTTGCATAGCGTCTGATATTTCCTTTTCGTACTTATCAAACTCTGCCATACTCAATGCAGCAATCTCCCTTTCTGACCAAATCTTTTCCTGTCGTGGGTCAACATTTGTTGTTTTAGTTGAAACCATATCAGCAGCCGATTGTTTGGTCGGTTTAGAAATTGACTTTTTCTTTTGAGAAGATTCAATTCCAAAATCTTTTTTAAACAAATCAAGAGCACGAGAAGCTAAATCAGCATCATCAGTATTTCCTGTTATCCATTGTTGAATAGATGCAGGTTGTTCTTTTGTCCAATCTTGAAAGGTATCGCTATTTTTGATATCTTCAAAATCAGGATGTTTATCTGCTAACCTTTTTAAAGCATCACGTTGTGATAATTCTTGCTCTCTTTGTTGGAGTTGACTAAGACGTTCTTCTAGAACTTTTGCCTTAGATTCACTTTGTAAGTGAGCTACAGTTTCTACCACTTCGTATACATCAGGATATTCATTCTTAAATTGTTCAAGTTCTTCTGGAGATTTAGGAGTATTATATTCAGTTCTATTTTTAGTAGCTTCTTCTAATAACTCTTGTTCTCTAGACTTAAATTCATTAAGTTTAGCATCATAATGTTTCTTTAAATCATCATATCGTTTTTTATAGTTAGGACGTTTATAAGGTTTATCCTCACTTACTACCTGTTCTATTTCTTCTACACTTTCAGGTTCAGCGTTAGCTTGACTTTCTGGTGTAAAAAATAAACTATCTGATGATACAAAAGGTTTATCTTCTATATTGTGCCATTCTTTTTTTGCATTATAAGGATTGGCTTCTTCTTCTTTTAAGACTTGTTCAGTCATTTTCTTATCTCCTACTCAGGGCTTCGTTCACAAGGTAGCTCTATGTCGACTAGAGGGCTTGTTTGTAAAGGTAGCCTTTCGGTTATTATATAATAGAGTGCCTAAGTATTTAGGGTAGCTCTATACGTTATTAGCTTCTTACGTGTCGTTGATTTGGGTCGAGCATCATTCTCTTTTTAATCTCATCACCTACAATATCTTTTTGTTCTTGCCTTGCAGCAAGAGCAGATACTGTGGGTCTTGAAACTCGAATGTTTTGTTGTTGTGCTGCTTGCACAGGCATTTCAACATTATCCTCTTCTTCAATCTCTCCACCTTCCGCTACTTGTTGTCTTCCGTCTGCACTAGCTTCTGCTTCTTTCATTACAGCTTCTAAATTATCAGCTCCAATTTCTGCAGTTGCTTTTGCAGTAAAGACAAACTCTCCATCCGATAACCTTGCGGGTATCGAATCGGATACTCCAGAACCCGGACCTTCAACTGGTCCAGACCCTGCGAATTCTGTTGCAACATCTATTACTTTATCAAATATTAATGATAGTTTATCGTTGCTTTCTAATTGTTCCATTAAGAAGTCTTCTTCTTCTTCATCTAGAGCTTCATCTAATATAAAGTCTAGGTAATCTTTTTCCATTGTTTCATCTGAAACCATTGGTTCTTCCATGGGTATTTCTTCTTCCATGGGCATTTCTTCCCTACCAAGCATCATTTCCATTTGTGTATTAACATCCCCACCTTCAGCAAACACTCCTCTTCCTTTTAATACATCAGCTTGTGTAACTTTTCCGTCACCTGTTAAGTCTGTTAATTTTTTCTTAGCCATTATTATTCCTGTCTATTAATTGCTTCTAGTACTTCATCCTTCAACTGCTCTAGGTGTACCACTAAACGTAGTTTCCCCTGACTGCGGTACATCTCCTGTTCCGATGTTGCCACCGCCAGTACCTGTACTTCCAAGGCTTTGAGGTGCTTGAGGTGTTCCTGTAGAGGCTCCCATGTCTCCGGGTTGTTGACCAAGAGGGCTAGGTTCTTCGCCTGTTGCTTGTTGAGCATTTTGCATTCCTATAATTTGAGCCATAATTGCAGCTTCTTCAGGGTCATTGAGTATTTCATCAGGGTCTAAATCTAAGCTGTAGGCTAGTTCACTAACGAGTTTAGAAATTTTAACAAAAGGAGCAATAGCAGGACTTTGTGCAGTTTGTAAAAACATAGTAAGCCTTTGGCTTCTAACTTCTTTTTGCATCAAGCTATTTGTTCCTGTAGCTTTAACTTCTAAATCACCTTTCACATCAAGACCACCTTCAAAGAATTGCATATTCCATTGGAAATATGATTCTCCTAAAGGCTTTAATAAGAAATCATCAAGATTTTTTATAACTGTTTTAATGTTTAAACTAGATGCACCTAACAACATAGACATACCTGAGGCAGTTCTTGTCATACTTTGTACACCTGTTTGTCCATGAGAATAACTAGGTATGCCTGTTTGTTCGTCTGCAAGTTGTCTAAACTTGTCAAACATCATCATGTTTTCTGGAGCAGTATTAGGAAACTTCAAACCATATATTGACTGTCCGGGCATTCCTGCCTGTCTTCTAAATACTTTTCCGGGATACACATCCATTGATTGTCCACCTACTAAAGCAGACTCATCCACATCAAAAACAAGAGAACCTGCTAGTGCTAAGTTATCAATAGCCATTCTAGCGTGTCCATTCATTATCTGTTGAGAATCATCCATGTTCTCAGCAACACCTATACCAAAGAAATTATAAGGATTTCTTTCGTAAGGGAATGCATTGTAAGGTATACGATAAGGAGTAAAAGGGTTAACAACTGCTCTTAGCAATTTATCTCCGCATACCCATGCATTTATTTGAACTTCATCTAAATCATCTATATCATCAGAGAGTTCAATTCCAACTTCTCTTGCATACTCTGCATCCATTATGCCCCAGTATTCAAGAACTTCAAAGTTACTTACGTAACCATCATCACTTCTTGCATCGTCTTTAAGTTGACCTTCAAAATCTTTTTCAACATAGTTTGCTCCCATTTGCAAACAACTACGTATTGCTTCTTCATCAAAGTAAGGCATATTACGTAATTGCCTTAATTGACTTTTGTTCATCTTATGTCTATGAACTATGTACTCGCATTCTTCTATATTTGTTGCAGCAGGGTCAGGATAAAAATCCCAACAACTGACAAACTCTATACGCGGTACTCTTACTTCTAAAGGATTATAGTTTCTTTCTTCTCCTTCTGAAGACCACTTATGTAATTTCTTATTAAAGTTAAATGGTCCTTTAACAATTCCTGTTCCTAGTAATGCAGATTCTAATAAAGCATTTCTTATTTCTGCAGACCCGTTTGATTCTTCTATTTGGTCATGGATAAGTTTCTCCATCCTTCTTGCAGCTTTTTGTGCAGGACTTATTTCAGGAATTTCAGGTATCACTGATAATCCTGATGTAAGCATATCCTCTGCTTTTTCTTCTAGGCTTTCTACTTTAGCATAAGTAGAACCTGCTTCTAAAACTTTTCCGTCTCCTTCATAGCCAACATCAAAAGGGTCAACTATATTCCCTCTATTCTCATCTGTTATTTCAATACTAGGTGTAGGGTTCTGTGTATCTAGATAAGCATTTTCTTTTTCGCCTTCAGGAAGTTTTGTTTCTGCTATGCCTATTGGAAATTTACCTGTTCCAAATATAACATCAACCAATTGACCAAAAGCAGCTAAGACTTTTGTTTTAGTAATCTTTACAAAAATACGAGACTTCTCGCTGTCTCTAAACTTAACTGAATTTTTGTAAAGACCCCTATAGTTTTCGTATGCTTTTAACCAACGTGTTTCATCAGTTTGTCTAGCATCTTCTGCTTGAGCATAACGACCATGAATGATTCCTACAAGGTTTTGTTTCTGGTCTATTTCTAAATTTAAAGTTTTACCTGATTCCCCTTCTACTTCTTCGTAGATATTATCAGCACTTAAAAATGTATTTTTGTTTTCTGCCATAAAGCTTAATATCCAAATTCAGAATCAGCAGGTTTATACATTTCTCTTTTAAAACCTCTCATTCTTTCTAATGGGTTTTCCATACGAGGTCTACTCATTATCATATATCTTAACGCATCATATGCGTGGTCCGAAGCATGTGTATCCACATCTTCTGGATTT